GCGATCCCCACGCCCTTCTCGGCCGCCTGCGCCCCGGCGAGCGCCTGGCCGGCATCGCCGACCTGCTGCGCCACCGCCGCACCCTGGCTGACCGCGCCGAGCAGCTTCTGGACTTCCTGTTCCTGCGCCGCCTTGGCGTCGACCTCGGCCATCTGCTCGTCGGTGAGGAGCCAGGCGGCCGGCGTGCCGATGCCACGGAGCGCCTCGCGCAGCGCCTTCCTGGCGTCGACCATGCGGACCGCCAGCGGATCGAGGGGGGCCGCCTCGGCCAGCAGCGCCTTGGTCTCCAGGAACTTCTGGCCCTTCTGGGATTCGAGCGCGTCGTGCAGCGGGCTCTCGAAGCGGAATTGCGTCTCGGCACCTTGGAGCGAGCGCGGCATGTCCTGGGGCGAGCCGAACGCGCCGTGCCGCAGCATGCGGTCGAAGGTCAATTCGCAGAGCTGGCCGTTGTAGTCGCTCTCCATGGGGCCGAACAGCGGCAGGGCGTTGCGGATGTACTCCTGGATCCGCTGCGAGACCTCGTAGGCAGTCATCTCCGGGCCGCGCGCCGGCATGTTGAGCTTGGACAGGAAGAACGCCTCGGCGATCATCGCACGGGTGTCCTGGGCCATCTCGAGCCCGAGCGGGATGCCGTCGGTTTTCCTGTTGAGCGGACGCAGGACCTCGCCGAGCCGCTCGTCGTACTCGGCATCGACCCAGGTCGTGCCGCCCGGGTAAGTCTGCATGTCCGAGCGGATCATTTCCTGCACGGCGATCAAGGGCGGGTTGACCGCCATCTCGCCGGCGGTCAGCAGCGTGTAGGTCATCTCCTGGATGAGCCGGGCGTCGGGGAGCGCCGCGACGGTTGCCGGGCTGTAGGCGTACTGCGAGCCCGAAACGGTCTGCCAGCGCGGGATGATGTACTGGACGTCGGGGACCGGCGTCTCCTCCATCACCCATTCGTTTTCCACGTCGAGATAGAGCGAGACGAAGGGCTGGCGCCGGTTCTTGCCCGCCATGCCGTAACCCTCGGCCGGGACCACGACGTGCCGGCAGTTGATCTCGGCATACGGGTCCGGCTTGTCGGCCCGCTCGACCGCCTCGCGCACCTTCTGGTGAACCGTCTTGGGGAACAGCTTTATCAGGTCGCGCGCCGTCGGCTTCCACTTCCGGTGCACCGTGTCGATGGCACCATAGGCGTCCTCGCACCACACCACGTCGCGCAGATGCCAGGTCCGGTAGAGGAGCTGGGCGATCCCCCGCGGGAACACCACGTCGCAGGTCAGCACGCACTGGCCGAACGCCGCGAAATCGTGGTCGCCCTGGTCGGTGGCGCGCGTGAACTGCGACACCCGGTCGTACATGGCGCGGCGCTGCACGCCGTTCGCCCACTCCAGCCATTGCCTCGCATCTTCGGGCGCCGGCTCATAGCGGGTCGTGTTGTGGAACCAGTCCTTGCCGATCGGGCGCAGCATGGAGCCGAAAGCGTTGCCGAGCTCGCGCCGGGCCAGGAGCGGATAGCTGGTGGTCAGGTGGGCCGCGAATTCCTCGCCGACCGAGCGCGAGAGCGTGAAATCCGCGCGCTCCACATAGAAGTGGTCGGCGATGTGCTGCCACAGCGACAGGAGCGGCTGGCGCTTCGAGAATAGCTGGTCGCCATGGGCGACCACGTCCTTCTCGTCCCGGCCGAACTTCCGGCCCTGCGACTCCTTGGGCTCTGCCACTGGCGTCAGCCCAGCGTCTCGCCGGCGCCGTCGGTCAGGATGGTGGACAGCCGGCCGGACCGGGCGCGGCTGGCAGCGGCCCGACGGCGCCGGGCCGCTGCCGCAGCCTCGTCGTCAGGCACGGGCATCACCGGCACGGGCTCGGGGACAGGGGCAGGCGCCGGACTGGATTTCTTCTTGCCGCCGCCAAGGATGGTGGTGAGCGGCGCTTCGAGGATCTTGACTATCTTACCCATGGCGGCCGTTCTCCGAATGTTTCACTGTGCCGCGGCAGCGAACTCTTGCCGCTCGGCTGTGTGGTGCTTCAAATGGCAGTCGCGGCACATCCAGACCACCAGCAGGGGCTTGCTGTAGTCCGGGTGATGCATTTCGACATCGTGATTGCCGCAGGCGCAGGGTTGCGGCGGAAGGTGCCCGCGGCGCTTGTAGACCCCCGCGTAGCTCCTGGCGCTGTCCTTGCGGCGCTGCTCGGGCGTCAACTGCCGGCCCTTGCGCAGCGTGCGCATCGATGCCGCGTGACATGCCTTACAGTCTCTCTGGCCATGCCGGCGGGGCGACGTGCCGCAGCGACTGCACGGCCGTTCTGGTCCGGGCATATGAAGTCCTCGATGGGCTTGAAACATGATCAGCGCGGCTTACGCGAGATGCGCTGCGGCTGGCGGTTGCGGCCGTACTCTTTCCAGCCGCCGGCGATGTTTGGGGTCTTCAGCCCGGCCGACCACGCCATGACCACGGCATCGCCGCGATCGGTGGAGCGGCCGAGCCTTGCGCAGACATCTTCCTTGCTCTCGGCCTTGATCCCGCGCGGCGGGACGGTGAAGGTCGGCGCCGTCAGGTCGGCCATCAGGATCGGATCGGGCGGCAACGCGATCGGGCTCCCGCCCTCCTGAGCCGGGTCCAGGGCCTCGCGGAAGCGCCACAGCGCCTCGGAGCGCTTGTTGAAGAACCCGAGCTGCCGGTCGGCGGTGCGCGCCAGCGAGCCTTCCGCGCCCTTGTAACCGATGACCTCGACGCTGTTGTCCTTCAGGTGCTCGTACATCGGGCCGCCGTAGCCCCCGCCCATGTCGACGATGACCGTGGCGCCGTCCCGGCGATGGGCGACCACGATGCCGGCGCAGAACCGGCCGATCGTCTCGACCGGGATATCCCTGCCCGGGACCTCTATCAGCGGCGCGAACCAGCCATCGTGCCGCGGCGCCAGGACGAGCGGGTCGCGCCCGCCGCCCGACGCGTCGGCGGCGATGGCGCACATCGGCACGCCGGCTGGCGGACGGGCCGTCCATCGGCGCTGCGCCTCGATCGCCCATGCGGCCGGGATGACCTGGTTGGCCGCGTCCTGGCGCGCCGCCATGAAATTTCCGTCGCGCACCGCGGAGCGCAGCGGCTCGGGCAGGGCGTCGAGCTGGGCCTGATACCCGGTCTTCACCAGATAGGGGTTGTCGCTCAGCGCCGCCGGGATGAACGTGCGCGACTGCGGGATGAGGGTGCGGCCGTCGAGCACGATGGGCTCGGGGCCCGGAACCTCCATGTCGTTGCCGTCCGGGTCGGTCACGTACCAGCGCAGCTCGCCGGGCTTGGCCGGATTGGCGTGCGTCGGGTCGAGCCAGGGCCGGAACATGCCGATGAGCCAGTAGCCGTCGGCGTCGACCGGCGGGTTGGTGGCGAGCACGGCACGGGTGCGCTGCCCATCCTCGGTGCTGCGGATCCAGCCAAGATGAAAGCGCACCTGGCTTTCCAGGAACTGCACGGCCTCGTCGAAGACCTTGAGGTCGAAGGGCTGGCCCTGCCATGCCTCCTCGTCGCCGGGATTGGCGTTGGCGCCGAACTGGAGGAGCCGGCCGTCGGCCGTGCGGAGCTTGGGCGGGGCTGAGCCGTTGAAGCCGCTCCGCGTCCCGTTGATCTGCACAGCGCGCTCCGTCATGGCGCCGAGGTCGGTGTAGCGCCGGCGCATGATGAGCGAGCGGCGGTGGCAGTTGAAACCGAGGCCGAGGCCGAGATCGCTCTTACCGCCGCCGCCCTGGCCGCCATAGAGCAGGATATCGGCGGGCGAGCAATAGGCCAGGGTCTGCGGCCCGGCGTTGGGGATCCAACGCACTTGGTCTTTGGCGCGGGCGGCCTGCAACTCATGTTTTGCTTCAGGTTGCAGGTCGCCCAGCCGTTGGAGGATTTCCTCGAGCACGGATTAGAAGCTGTCGACGCCGTAGGCGATGATGCCGATGATCGCTGATGGCGTGAAAATATTCGCCGCGTTCACCAGCAACAGCACCTTGCCGTCATCGGCCGTGACCTGGATCAGGTCGCCGGTGCGCAGCATTCTTCCGGCACTGGTAAAGTAGCCGGTGTCGATGTCGCCCACGTCGTCGGTCGTTGTATAGGTCCAGACGAGAGATGATGCGGACTCGGCCGCGAGATAGTACTGCGGCGTCAGATTGGCGGGATTGAAAGCCATTGCTCTCTCCTATCGGTTCATCGCCACGTACACGTAATCGAGATCGCCCGTCATCGACGCCGCGACCGAGGTCTTCGACAGGCCGATGGTCGGCGTCAGGTCGATAGCAGGCGTGACGGCGCCAGTCATTTTGGTGCCCACCTGCAGGCCATTGCGGAAGAACACGGCCGAACCATCCGCGCCGACCTCGATACGGAATTTCTCATAGGTGTCGGCGACCGGCGCAAAGCCGGTGTCCTGGTGAGTGGCGTCAACATCGGTATCGACGCCGACCAGCCACCAATTGTCGGTCGTCATGCGCGTATCGAACATGAAGCCGACGGCATCGGTGGCGTTTGACGTGAGCGTGTCGGCCGAGGCGGCCGAGATGATCGGGGCTTCGAGCGTCACCAGATCGGTGAAGCCGATGAACGCCCAGCAGGTGGTGATGGCGGAGAGCTTGAGCCGGGCCTCGAACACCAAGTTGCCATTGCTGGCCTGCCACTGAAGGGCCTGGGTGAGCTGCACGGAATCGGCGGCAAGGCCGGTGCCGTCATTGCCAGTGGTGAGCCGCAGCACGCCGCCGATGCCCCCGGCCAGGATCGCCGCGCTCGGCGGCAGAGTGTCGGTGCCGACGACGGTGTTCCACTGGTCGGCGATGACGTCGCCCAGGAAGTCGTCGAACAGAACGGCCTTGCTGGGGCTGGGGGCGAAGAACTGCGAGCCGTGCGAGCCCGAGACGAAACCGCCGGGGCAGACCAGGGCGCCGTCGGCATCGAGGCCAAGGCGGCGGCCGTGCAGAGAGGTGAGAATCTCAGACATGGCAGTATCTCCATTGCTGGTGCTGTTGCTTGGGAGCGCCGCTTAACCCAGCGGCCGGGATGTCAGAGCGGGCGGCGGATGGTCGACCAACGCCAGTCGGGCGGCGGCAGCATGTCGCCGAGGAAGCGGAAGCCGGTCGAGACGACGGGCTCCTCGTAGGTGAGGCCGGCGTACATCCAGGCGGCGGTCGCACGGTCGGCTGCGGCAATCGTGCCGTCGGCCACGGGCCGCATCGTGCCGGCAGGCCCGGCTTGCGCGGAGCGGCGCTTGTTCTCGGTGTCGATGCTCACGCGTACTCGCCCTTGGTAAAGGTCGTCGCGTCATCGCTCAGCACCGCCGTCGCGATGGTGGCGCCGGCGTCGTTCTGGATGGTGTCGGCGGTCGCCGTCGTGGTGCGGCGGTTCCTGAGCGCCATGTACATGAACGCCAGACCCTCGCCGAGCGTCGGCGTGGCGGCCGGGACGGCGGCCAGCTCGGTAAGATTGATCGCCTTCACCGAAGCGGCGATACCACTTTGCAATTCCGTCGTGAGGTCTGCGGCGGCGGCGGCGGCGGTCATCACGTTCGCCGCCATGGCCCCAACGCTCGCATCGATCCGCCCGCTCACCAGCGCAGCCGGCAGGCGAGCCTGCACGTCGGCCACGCCGGAAACGATGGTCGCGACCTCGGCATCGACGGCCGCCAGGATGGCCGCGATCTCGGTATCGAGGAACCCGATGATGGTGGCCTGGTTGGTCGCGAGGTTGCCGGTGTAGGTGCCGGTGATGTCGGCACTGATCTCGGCGCCGGAAGTCACAGAGCAGTTGATGCCGTCGCCGGAAGTCGACCCGCCAATGATTTCGAGGCCATGACCAGTTCCGCCGGCTTCAAGACGCATGCCCGCATTGGCGCCAGCACCAGTGGCGGAAATGCCCGGCGCACCAGAGTCTGCCTGGGCGATCAGACCGGCATTGTTCACCGTCCCGGAGAGACTCAGTCCAGGCCCCTGCCCACCACCGACAAACTGGGCGCCCGCGCCGGAAGTTGCGCCGCCTATGGCCTCGATGCCGATGCCCGTCGCGCCGCCCGTCGCCTTCAGGCCCTCGCCCGTGCCGTTGCCTTGCAGCACCGCGCCATGCCCGTTCCCGCCGCTCGACGTGAGGGTCAGAGCCGAGCCGGCGGAGTTGGTCACGGCGATGGACAGGGCTGTGACAGCCATCGCCGCGCCGCCCTGGGCCACGTTGCCGAGCGTCACGTTGTCGTAGCCGACGACGCCCTCGGCCGCCATGATGCGGAAGCTGCCCAGGATGAAGCTCACCGTCTGGCTGTCGATGGTGACGGCCGAGATGACCACCGTGTACTGCGAGCCGACCGCGTAGAAACCGGCGTCGGTGTTGTCGGCGAGGTCGATGGAGATGCCGTGAATGCCGGTGATGGCGTCGAAGTCGATGCCGTCCGTATCGAGGAGCGCAATGCCGGCGTCGCTGGCGCGCTGCGTCGTGCTGCCGTTCTTGTAGATTTCCACGTCCGTCACGGCCAGCCCGGTCAGCGTGACACTCGCGCCAGAGCCGTTGAAGCTGTCGAATAGCGCGTAGATCGTGGCGCCAGACGGGTAGGTGTCGAG